TTTATTCCATATTTAAATTTTCTTAACTTAAGAAAAACGCATGGATAACCGGTATTGATTTCCATCGCTCCGGCACCTGATTTTGTAAGCATTCTAATGCCAATATAAAAATTTGAAAATGTAAACGAACTAGGAATTTTTGGAAGATCAAATTTTAATACTTCAATATAGCTACAACCTCCACTATTTTGTTGACCACTTAAATATATTTGACCATAAGTACTATATACTTTATCAACTATATTATCTAAATCCGTTATCGAAAAATCATTTATTACATCGGGAAATCCGGTTCCTCCATTTGAATATAATCCGTCATATGTTGCATGTTTTAAATATAAGTCCCATCGTGGACCTGCACCATCATACCAGTTAGATAAATCAGCAAAGGTATCGGCATGCAAATTTTCCACTGGAAGAATCATATAGCTATTTTGTGTGTCAAGATCTCCCTGATCAAATAGTTTAGGATCTATTTCAATTTGATTATATGCTTCATTAACTCCGTTAAATTCGTATCCAAATGGAGCAATTCTTGAAAATCCGTCTTCATTGGTATGTGTATAAATTTCCGCTCCATTTGTAAGATGATTTCCATTACTATCATAAAAACCTTTACATGGCCAATGATCACAATCATATCTTCTATAAATTTTATAAAATTGCACCCATGATCTATCATCACCTGTATCAACAAGTTCAGTTTCAAAAAAATCAACAGTTACAAATCGTAAAAATTCATTCGCTTGCTGGAAAGAATAAACTTCACGTATTTGATTTTTACCTGTTCCGTCAACTATCTTTACATATGTATCAACAGGATATGTTACCGATGACCCACCGGTACTTCTAAATTCACATTGATAATTTCTTCCAGGAGATTGTGATATATCCGTTATTGGAAACGATACAGTATCAACATAGTCACTTCCAGTAAAAAAGGAATCATTATAAAATTTTGATTCAATCTTATCAAATGTTCTAATAAATTTAGATAATGATGACCTTGATATTTTTTCAGTATTATTATCTATAAATGGAATTAATTTACCAAATGTCGCTGGAACAACTTTTCCTATTGTATCATTTGATGCATGCGGGTATTGTAATGTTGTAATTACGTTTAGAATATTTGATCTTCTCTTTTCTTGCATTCCTTTAAACGGGATCTTATATTCTTTATTTGTATACGAAGGACTGCAGCAAGTATAAGTTCTAATTTTTGTACTACTTGAATTCCCATCATCAAAATTAAAATACCATATTTCAAGTTTTAATCCTTGTAAATTAATATTTTTTGATATAAGAATATCTTGAAATTTATTATTATTTTTTATAGTTACATCACCATTACCGGGACTTGATGTATTACCACCATTTCGTAAGTCAATATTAACTGAAAACTTACTAATCCCATTTTGAACAATAATTCCATCAGCCCAACCAGTTAATCCTACAATTGAATTCTGAATCCATCTAAATTCCGAATTTTCATTTGCAACATTATAAAGACCTATATCAGCATCAGCAACAACGGTATTATTTTTATCGTCAAGGATAATTTTTATACCAAAACATTTTGACATATTTATACCTTTTTTAATGCAAGTTGGATATCAAAATTATCGAAACCAATATGTTTAACTATTATTTTGTCTGTAAATAAATGTACTGTATAAGTTGCGGCCGATTCATGATCTGCACCGAAAATATAATAATAATCTCTCGTAGTGATGTCAAAATTACCGCTTCTTTTTGTATTTGTTAAGTAATTAAGAATTGCGGCACATTTACTTGTATTACATTGTTGTGTATATTTAACTATTGAAGAATCACCTGTTGAACCTCTATCAAAATATTGAGAAGAACTATTCTCCGTAAATTGAACTGATATTGTATATTTTTGATTAGGTTCAAATAATCCTTGTGGCATCCTACATTTTGTTACATCACCAAAAGTCCATAAACCATCATCTATTTCAGTTGGTAATGGAAAAGAAGGATAAGAACCTACATTTGTAATAATGAGATTACAAATAAAACATTTAAATGGATTCTGTTGTATTTTTGGAGTATCTCTATATTCAATTGATACGGTAAAATTTCCAGTATTTCCTTTATCACAACCGAAAGGGTACAGATCGTTTCCAGTGGCCGGTAGAGTTAATGTGACGTTTTTTGCTCTTGCAGTTGTATTAATAAATGTATTTAATGCCTGTTGTTGTGCGGTTGTAAGAATAAATGTACAATTGCATTTTCTTTTATCATATTTGATTCCATTATCAACTATAATAGTTGTATTATTATCTAATTCAGTAAAATCAAAAGGTAATAAAATTTGAACTTCATCATTTAATAATGGAAAAGGTAACTCAATACTATTATTGTTATATGTAAATAATATATCACTCATGATTGTTCTACTCCACAAATATAGGATAATTCACCTGTACATTGATTTGATTCATATGGTGAAATAACTATAATTTGTTTTATGTTAACTTCTGATTGATAACTTTCACCACATCCGCCATAACCCCTTAATTGAAATTTTTCATTTATAATTAAATTATCCGAATCTGATTCATATGTTCCTGTTAATTCTAAATCGTCAATAAAAGCATAATAAGAAGATCCGATTTTTATAAATGTTATTCTATGATCTATATCATTTTGATTATTTCTATCTAATGTCAGTATAATCGATTCATTCATATACATTTGAATAACTAATCTATTACTACTATAATAAAAATTAAATTTGAATCCATGAACAAATGTTACTCCATCATAAATACCGAAATATATAGAAGAAGGATTATAATATCCATTTTCATTAAAATTTAAATTTACAGAATAACCCCAATTACCAGCAGGTAATGATTGAATAGGTGATTGAACATCAGAAGATACAACAGTAAAGTCAAATGGTGCAACTAACCATTTTAAATTCATCCATCCATTTGAAAAATCAGCCACTATTCTTGTACCATAAAAACCCAATGCAAGTATCTCTTTACAATATATTTCCGTACCGGCATTACAATTTGTTAATATATAATAGCATGTATAAGAGCATGGTAAACTAGGTTCTTTCTGTTGCAAGCTTAAACCTTTTATACATTCAAAATCGATTTCAGTTAACTTATCATTTGAAGCAGTAATCTTTAAATTCGTAATGTTTATAGTGAGATTATTTGATACTAAAAGTAATGATCCTTCATTATTATTTATTATCTTACTAATTAATGAATTTAAATTATCAGCATCGTCATATACAGTAACTTTACCATTTATAAATGAATCGCTAATTCTTGAACCATCATATCCACTACTTTTCATTATATTAGAAAATATATTAATTATTTCACCGCTATTAATTTCAAATTTATCAATAGTAAAATCAGTATTAAATAATCTAAATGATGAATTTAACAATATGAACGGATTTACATTATCAAAGTTTCCAGGTATGATAATATTATCAAATGAACGTGTTAAAATTGATTCTAAAGAACCAATAAATGAGAATTCAGCTTTGATGCATTTACCAGTTTCACCAGTAAATTTAACCATACCCATAGCACCACTTATTTTATAAACTATTTGCCTTTGTTCATTACCTTCTTCGGGAAATACAACTTCTATAGTCGATGGATTTCTATTTTGTAAACTATCATGAATTATTTTAATGCCATTTGAAATACTTAATTTCTTCCATCCACAAGATTCAATAATATCAAAATAAGATGGTGATACAGTTAAATCATTCATTGTATATAGATCTACTGAAAAATTAAGAGCACATAATTTTTTTCCAGAGATTGAAGGAAATTTAGAAAAATCACCTGTACAAATATTCTGAAAATATATTTCAATATTTGGTTCAATTTTTATATCAGAATTAATCAAGTAATGATAATCACTGGAAGAAAGGGTTTCAGATTGATACGGTACTGTCTCGTGCTTAAATCCAATAGTTGGAATATTTAATAATCTATAATTTATTTTCTTCTGTAATTGATATGTACCAATAGGAAAAGGTTCTTCATACGAAAAACCTAAAAAGTCATTTGCAATAATATCCATTGGATTGCAACCAAGTTTTGCTATACTACTATTAAATTTTGGTTTTAAAAAATCAAGACTATTTATATCAATAGATAATAATTCATTCAAATAGTTTACATTTTCAATATTACCCGTTCCACCAGAAATTAAATTGTCAGTAGCACAATAATCTATATTTACAGTTGCACTATTTATTTGAAAAGAAATACTACCGGAATTATAGCTGAATGCAAAAACATTTTTAATGATAACATTTAATACATTTGATAATGGAGGGATATGTATTGAAGATGAATCCTTTGCACATACTACGCAATTATACATTTTTCTACGTGGAGTAGGAGGATCATAAAGAATTCCACCAACATTATTATTAATAATTGATCCATCATAGCTCAAACAATTCGATATTGTAGCAAAGTTCTCTCCATTATTTCCTAAATGTATAGCACTATCTACATATGATTCAGTTAATATAAAAATGCATCTTGATATTTTAGATCCATCTGAAGTACGTCTTCCGAAATAAATACAATTTGAATAGCAATTTACAAATTTTAAATATTCAATTTCACATAAACACCAATAAGTATAAGGTACTAACTGCAATGCAGGATAGTTATCATTACATGTTAATGTATACCATTGCGATTGATCTGATTTAAGATTTTCATTATGATTGCATGTAATTTTTATTTTGCTATCAGGATTTTTTGACTGAAAATAACTTCCTTCTGAATTCCATGTGATATTGGAAATAATGTTTAATATATATTCTTCATGTAAAGATAAACTCTGAATATAATTTAAGGCAATGGTAAGATTTTCAAAATCACCACCATTACCTATATTATAAATATATTCCGACATATCTATCTTGCTGTCTCATAATTTCTTAATCTTCCTTCATTCCTTGCGCGTAAAAGCGCATCACCTAACACTGGAACAAGACTATCGACGGTGTATCTTGCAGCATTCATATCATAATTTGATCCATTTGCAACAGTAATATTAAGATTGATAGGTGTACTTACTGATTGACTATTATTTGAAATACTATTATTTGTAATTTGATTTGGTCGTGAAAGTAGACTGAATAGATTTGATTGTTGTCCTAGTGTCAAAATCATTTCACGAGAATTTACCATTGCCGGTATTTTATCACCTGTATTCTGATTACCGGGAACAATACCACCATATTCATATTTTTGTGATGCAATTAGTGCAATCTGTGACGCACCTAATGCAGCAATAAACGGTATTTGCCACTGCAACCCAGGTGCAAGTGCTTTTGATATACCTAAAGCCATATTAGCAGTAGCTTGCGCTATATCAAGTGTTTTCTGCATTGCAGATGATGTCTTACTTGCTTTTGTCAAATTACTTATAGTTTGAAATGATGCATCGGATATAAATTCATTATTTTTAATTTTTTGTTTTGTTATCTCTTCATCTTCTTTCTTTCTTTTCTCATTTTCTTTTTTTTCAATTTCTGAAGATTTAACTCTTCTATTCATTTCAGTAACAAAACGTTGATTTAAAATATCAATTCTTTTTTGTTCATCTTGCTCAATAAATTCCGATTCTTCTTTCTGTAATTTTATTGCTTTATCATATGTCTCTCTTGCCATTCTATCAATTTCATTATCTCTTTTTATTTGCTTATCAAGTATTGCTTGTTTAAGATTATCAATCTGAACTTGATAACGTTCTGTAATTAAATATCTTTGCTCTTCCGTTAATCTTACATTACTTAATTCAGTATCTCTTTGAACTTCAAGATTTTTTATTTTTCCTTCTTCAGTAAGATCCCAAAGCTCTTTTTGTAATTTAGCAGTAAGTAAATTTGATTCTTTTAAATTATCAAAATACTTTGACATATCATTTTTAAATCGAGCACTTCTTTCACTTGAAATTTCAGGATCATTTTTATATTCTTCAATTCTTGCTTTTGCTTTTGCAACTACTTCAGCACTGTATTGATCCGAATTTGCAAGTATTCTTTGTGCATTTTTATAATTATATTCCATAAAAGCAACATATTCGGCACCTTTATTTTCAATTTTTCCGGACCAGAAATCACTTTTCATTAGTAAACCAATTGCCTCTTTCGTTTCACCTATAGATAATTTTAATTTATCCCACCAGTCTTTAGATTCAGCAAGAGCAATAGCTTGACCACCAAAACGTTTATTTACAGAATCAATAATATTATCTACTTTACTTAATTCATCACCTGATTCTTTTACTTTTATACCATATCTTCCAAGCAACCCTGTATTTCCTTCAATTGATCGACCTAACAACCTTGCAGCGGATACGGCATCCATACCAGTTGCAGCAGCAAAATCAAGTGATGCTTGAGTCAGTTTTTTTATCTGTTCTTCATCTTTTGTAAAATAAGAAATTGCTGTTTGAACAGAACGTATTTGTTCATCATCAATTGTTAATTTCTTCATCAATACTTGTGTTTGATCTTCAAGAGCACTTGAAGTATATCCAAGTGAAGCTTTAAGAAGTAATTGTGTCTTTTGATATTCCTGGGCAGCATTACGACAATCAAAAAAGAATCGAATTGCCTCTCTTGCAGATGCAAAACCAAGAAATGATTTTACAAGCAATCCGGTAATTTTATTCAGTCCGTCAAAATCATTACTTATTTTACTTGTATTTTCTTTTGTATTTTTTGATAAGTCAGTCATTCCTTGGCTGATTTTTTCAAGTTCAGGTGTTATTGCATTCTTTAATCTTGCCTCAAGCTCCATTGCATCAGACATATTTATTTCCTATTCTGCAATAATTCACTATTAAGAATATTTTCCGCTTCCAAATATCTCGGACTAATATTTTCAATGTTAGGAAAAGGTGAAGATGGATGATTTTGATAAAAAGAAAAACATTTAATGAAGGAGTGTATTGAACTTGGAATGAATCTAATTGGACAAGACCAAAATTTTCTAATAGTTTCTTTATCTTCATCAACCATTGTCGGAATTGACATAGTAGATTTACCATTACAACCCCATACTTCTTTACGGTCATTATCTTCCATGCATGTACTACAATTAAAATTTTGCCCCGCACGACCGCTCCAAAGCAGGGCAACTATTTTAAACCCAATACTTCCTCATTTGTTAATTTTGATCTACTGGTAATAACTTCACTTAATTCCTCAAGTAATTCTCTCGGTAAGGTATTAAAATTACTATTATTGTATTCAATAATAATTCCATTAACATCATAATAATTTTCCCAACTTTTTAATCCTTTCTTTACTACTGCAATTGTGTACTCACCATGTTTAATTTGAACTTGAGCTTTTCCACCATCAACAAAAACCTCTCCTCTCATCATATCTGCATATCGTAAACAGTCTTCACCTGATATAGGTGATAAAGTAAATTTTGGTTTCAAATCATTCGGTAATGTACGATAAGCAACAGGAACATATACAAAAGTTTCATCCGGTTGTATTGCAACAAAACTTCTTATTTTGTCAATATACTCTTTTGAAATAATAATATTCTCAATCTTTTTTTCCATACATTCTCACCTTTCAATTAAGTTTTTGAACCTTGAAGAATTTCACACTCGTCATTACCATTTGAGCCTCTTTTAAGTCCCAGTTTTAAGGGATTTGTTAAATGTCCTTCTCTTACATCAGGATTATAAGGAGGTCCTTCTAATTGAACGGCAGGAGCAGTAATATAAAAAGGCACTGATCCGCCAATTGTTACTGATAATGCACCCGTAGTATTATTTTGCTGTGGTGTTAGTAAATCAAGATCATCAGTCACTACCATATCAGGATCACAATCACAAGTCATATTCCTATCGCTAATCCTTGCTCCATCGTAACCACTAGATTGACTTATATCGGAAAATAAATCAACAGTCTCATTACTATCAATTGAGAATTTACTTGGAAATTGCCAAGTCCCATATAGAGAAAATGTTGCAGCTAATACCGCTGGAGGAAGAGCAGTGTCCCATGCAGTAGGCATTACAATCGTTGCATTGGGCCTCGTTGTTACACTTACAAGTGAACCAGTGAATTCAAACAGTAGTTTAATTGGTTGTCCAACTTGAGGACTATCAATTTTCAGTTTTCCCATTGCACCTTTCATTTTTACAACTGCCTGACGGGGAGTACTTCCTTCCTCAAGATATGCGACTTCTATTGTCAACGGAACTCTGTTATATTGTGCATTAGGGGTTAAACTTATTCCAGTGGCTCCATGAGCTAATTGTTTCCATCCGCATGCACGTATCATTGTAAAATACTGTGGTGCAGTTGCAACAGTGGAGCCAGGATATAAATCAACAGAACATGAACATGTACATTTTCTTCTACCAGAAATTGAAATATCTTTTGAATAATCTCCTCTTGCAAGTTTTCGAGCATAACTTTCTATATCAGGTGTTATTTTTACATCATACACTCTTTGATTGTAATTTGCAGAAGTAAGTGTTTCCACAGTGTAGGGTGTAGTTTCAATTTTACATCCAAAAACTTTTGTTGCATCCATCAATCTTAACATTTTATTACCTCCTGTTAAACCATCTGATTAGGATCATTTTTTCTTATTGAATAGTAAACTTCAAAATCAATTGATAATCCGCAATTTGGTACCTCTCTTTCCGTACCCCATATTGTATTTGCCAACCATAAACAATTAAAAGCAGTACGAGAACCATTTAAAGGCTTTATATAATAGTTTTTACCGAAGTAAGTTTGAAAATCGGAAATTACTTTATCTTGTGCAAGTCGCGTATTATTTATATCATAAAGAAATATATCAAATTGAACAGGTAACAAAATATCATATATTGGATCATTGGCAATATATCTATTGCCTTGTCTACGTTCAGTACCATAGAGAATATTTACAGTTGGATAAGTTGACATTTTCTCCATATTTATTTCAGGATCAAAGACATCTGTATAATTGTAATTGTATCCTGCAATTATTGACATTTCTTTAACACATGACATTAAAGCATTACGTAAATTAGTTCTTGCACTACTCAATTTTTAGCTCCTCAATTAATTTTTCAGCTATTGCTTTCTTTTTCCTTAAATACTCTTCTCGTTTATTGTATTTTAACGACAACTCGTTATAATGCAATGCCATACCATTCATACCTTTCGAGTTAAAAATATCAGTCAATCTATCAGCAGGTAAATCAGTATAGAAGGGTTCTGTTTGAAATTTACCTGTACCAATTTTCTTTTTCATTGCAGTCATATACATTTTTGCGGATGCATCAAATAAATTTTTAAAATAGTAAACATCACCTAATACTACATATGGCTCTGCATAATCATGAATATATGAAAGAGCAAGTCTACAATAGCTTTCTATTCTATTAATATTTTCTTGTTTGAAATTATATAAAGTTGCATGAGGGTTAATACCCCCATAAGCATAAAACCATATCATTTCAAGTGCTATTGCGTAAAGCATTTCATAGCTTGATTCCATATCATTAAGAATTTCATTAAGTAGACTTAAGCCTTCTTCAACTTTTCCTACAAATAAATAATCTCTTCCAAGAAAATATTTTATCTGAATATCATTTTTATCTTTATTATATTCATGTAATAATATATTTACATTTCTTAATGCACTTGTATAAGTTGGTTTATTAGGTAAATGTGTATTGAACATACCGTTAATTGTTGCATACTTAACCATTTCAATTCCAGGAAAAAGAGTTTCATGAACTGGTCTTTTCCATTGAACTTTTTGTCTATCAAATACTCTTTCTCTCTTGAACCATACGTCATTATTACCATTTTCATTAAGAATAATAGTATAAGGTATAAGCCAAATTAATACATCTTTATATTTATCATCTTTTATAATCCTAATTGCATCAATCAATTTATCTTTATATTGTTCAAGACATACATCATCAGCATCCAGCCACCATATTTTATCTGATTCAGTTTTTATTCGAGCGTAATCTCTTGCTCCACCAAAATTACCATAAGGAAATTCTTCACTTTCCCACTGGAAGAAAAAAACCTTTTTTGTATATTCGAGAGCAACTCTAATTACTTCTTCATCTTTTGATGTATTAACTATCACAATTTCATCAAAATTATTTTTTGCATCATATGATATCAGACATCGATTTAAAAGATATGCTTCACCAGGACCAACAATAATATTTAAAGCAAGAGTTGTCATTAATAATTTCCTTTTCCTGTTTCAATAATTTTTACTAAATCAGATACTCTTGAATCATAAGAATGATTTTTTCTTACTTCAGCATATCCATTTATTGATATCTGCAATCTTTCATCTTCATGATCCGAAAAATATTTAATCTGAGTAACACAATCATTATAATAAGTATATCGTATTAAAGAACATCCATAACCAAATATATAACAGAGACCAGGTGTTTCATTTGTTAAAAGTAAACATCCTGCACCCATCATTTCAAAAGTTCTAAAATTGATATCATCAGCCTCGTTTCTATTCCATCCGATCTTATAAGAATAGATTTGATTTATCATATTATCACCACAAACATTTATTGCAGTATGCATATTACAATCAGTTTTTAATTTATCAATCCATTCTCCTCGATTGCTCTTTGATCCACAAAAACCTAACTGAATATGCTTATCTTTAAAATTTGTAGGTGTAATTAAATCTGAAGGATAACAATTAGGGAACCAGTATGCATTTATCCTTTTTTGTTTAAATTGGTTAACATAATTATATGTTGACACTAATACAATATCAATTTTATTATCTAAAATAAACTTTACATGCCTTTCAAAATCTTTATGTGAATCAATAGACCAAAATACCTTCAGTCCCTTGAAATCATTTACATAGTTAATTGAATCGAGAAAATAGTTTTGAGTGATAATTAAAATATCAAATTCACTAAATAAAAATTTTCTCTTTTGTTCAGTAAGAATATTCGTATCTTCTGCATTAGTATTAAAACCAGCTCTCCAAAAAGCTCTTTCAAATCCTCTTGCAATACAAAATTTTTCAATAGATTGATCAATTGGAATATCCTGTAAAATTAAGAATTTCATGCAACTTTCCTTTTATTGTATTCAGTTAATTTTTCAATCCACGTTTTTGTATTCGTTTGCTCTTTTACTCTTCTTCTGTTCGGCAATGCAAAACCGCAGTGTTTACAATATAAATTAAAATATTCAATACATTTTTCTTCTGTTAAATCATCATAAGATAATGCAGCAGGATAGTAACTAAAAACCCTTGACGAAGCGGCCATTGGTGAGCACGGAAACCATCCAAGATAATTAAAACAAATACCGCAATTTTCAGTTTGAAAACAACCTATTGTATATTCTTCTTTTAAATCATCAGGACTTTCATTTACAGGTATATAATCAATTTGATGTATACCGTCTTTTTCAGCAATTCCAAGAGCAATATTGTACTGTACACTTATTTTAGAAGTTTTCTCTCTTATTTCATGACAGGAATTATTCGTTAATAACCATAAATTTACACCAGAGATTTTTCTATAATCAACTAATAGTTCAATAATTTCAAATATCCATGGATTTAATACAGGTTCGCCACCGTGTAAAGTAATTTGTCCGATTGGATTTTCAGATACAATAAGATCATCAATAAAGTTATTTATATTATCAGGTGTTAAATCTCCATGGTAAGGAGCTTGAGTACAAAGATTAGAACAGTTATTACATTTAATATTACATCTATATGTTAAACATAACTCAACTAAAT